CTGCATGTAATTATCATCGATGTGCTTGTTGTGAGTAGTGGCGCATTTTGTTATCTTATCTACTCGTGGTATGTATAACTAGCTAAGCTAGATATAATTAATTTTGTATTGTTAATACTATATTTTAGCAATAGTCCAACCTTTAATTGTGTGATGCCCAGGATATTTATCACTTAACACCATCCATGCATTTCTAAAATTAAGATTTAAGATTCTGCATGCTTCTTTTAAAGATGGGAAATCTATTGTTTCTTTCGTTTTTATATTTGTAAATCGAACCGGTTCAGATGTTACCTCTTTAAATGTATTTCGCGCTTTTTCTAGATTATCTGGATGCCGCCGAAAAACATCTTGATTGGATTCTGTGTGAGTAATAAATCTACACGTATCTTTGCTATAATGTTTATTTCCTTGAATGATAGTATCTTTATCTAGCATCATCATTTCTCTAGACGCTGTAACCCATTGACTATAGCCATCTAGTTCTTTAATATCGTTTACAAAATTGCTTAAAATCCGCCATTTATCATCTACGGTGGTTCCGGTATATGATGGATATTTGTTCCAATATTTTTCAGTGGTTCTTCCAATCATTGCTTTCCACATATCATATATTCTCATATTTAGATCTGATTGGTTCATCCAACCCTTTGGCATATCATTAATTTTATAGCTACTTGAATTTTCATCCAACACTTTGTGTCTACATACTGTATTAGACTCTTTTATGTCCACCAATCTTTTTTCAACTATCGTGCCACATAGTTTACAAGTTGCATAATATAGTTTATGTCTATCAGACGCAACCTTTCCGCTCTCGTGTATGTCTGTATAAATTCCAATATCCTCTAATGTCTTTTCCATAGTTGTCACCTTTCCTGTATCAAAAAGTTTTAAGTTTTATTACGTGTGAGCAATGGGATACAGCCACTACTCACTAAATATAACATTTGCGCAAATGCTATAACCGTAATTTGGTACCATCGATGGGATTCGAACCCACACTTTAATGATTTTAAGTCATTTTCCTCTTCCGATTGGGATACGATGGCATATGGTTGCGGGAGTTGGATTCGAACCAACGATCTCCAGCTTATGAGGCTGGCATCTTAACCTCTTGACTATCCCGCAATATTTTATTGAGCCATTGGACTTACACCAATGGGAACGATGGTTGGGATTGTCTGCGCATGACTCACCAACGGTCTACCTTTAGTAATTCAATAACTTACTTTTACATCTTTAATCATACCGACCAAGTTTCATATGTTACATCGTTTTTTCATATCTCTGTACTTTTAAGAGTTTTTCTTTTTGGTCATCCTCAACTGATTCGAACAGTTCCTCGCCGGCCAACCCATCTGTGTGCTACCCTTACACCATCTTTGGACTAAACTCTGCCACTCTTAATTCACCATTGTACGGATGGTATTGAATTAAGTTTGTACGTTGTGGCATACTCAATATGGCTTTATACTCACTACTCAATATTAAATTATGGTGGAAAATGTGGGAATCGAACCCCTCTACCTGTTCCCAAAACAGGGGTGCAAAGCCATTACACTTCATTCTCCATATGGCTGGGGCGGAAGGATTCAAACCTTCGTATGTCAGAGTCAAAGTCTGATGTGTTAGTCGCTTCACCACACCCCAATATTTAATTCCAACAACCGCTATTGATTAGTAGCGATACGGATTTACCCTTGTCCGCAAAGAATTACCATTCAGATAATGCTGGCAAGCAGCTAAGTCAACTCAGCGGGAACTTATTTTTACACTCCTATTCCCTAGCGAGTGAATCTTTGTCGTTGGCTTTAAGTGTTTTTATTTTCATCATTCTCCTAATATTATGCCTTTTTTCTAAAGAAATTAATAATAAAATTAATTGCTTTATAAATCATATTCAAAAATTTATTAATTTTAGGAGGAGATACATATTCGTCGTTTTCTATATCAACGAGTCCTCTTGCTTCAGTAATTTTAATATTATACGGCAAAATAAACCTACCACCATTGCCCCACAGTTTACCCCAACTGTTTTGACATAAGAATCCACGCTCATTATAACCATAGATTACCAAAGCATGATATGAATATTCTTTCGTAGATCCACCAACCAAAACGCCATTTTTTACCTTATAATCTTTATACCATTTAATGCATATTAGAATCGGGCCATAATTAATTAATGCATGCTTAATTTCATCATTGTTTTTGCACGAATAATAATACTTCGTCCTAAAATCAGCGGCGCACTTCATGGCCTTTTCGTCGTCCATGGTCTCAGATGCAATATCATACACCTTTGGAATTTCGGTATTTCCAGGACAATGCTCTTCTATCGGATCACCATAACTTGTCACAATCTTACAGGCATCACGTAAATACATTCCTATACCGTCGTGATTAAATAGACGTTTGCGAATACCATAAATAAAATTAGTAGACAAAACATTTCTATTTTTTGCGTGATACTCCAAAATTGTGCTCATCGCATGCGCAACACAGGAACCCACGTTCTTCTGGTTTTTAATTTTTACATCAGAAAAGTCTAGTTCAAACTCCAAAGGAATAGATTCTTCATTACAGGAACCAACCCTATAATCTCGAATGTCATATGGAGATAAATTGCATCCGTATTCCATATTGTTTCCTCACTTTAATGTGTAGTAATTGTCGTCTCTTCCGACTGTCACGACTGGTTCTCATAGTCGACACTTCCGAAAAAGTGGGCAACTATCATGGCGGAGGGGGTGGGATTCGAACCCACGGTGGACTTTCGCCCATCACCAGTTTTCAAGACTGGCTCCTTAAACCGCTCGGACACCCCTCCAGATTTGGTGGACTCATCGCTTCACACCCATGGTTATGCTACACGAAAAACTATAAGCGTAAGTTGCCTTCTAGCTCAGCAACCCCTTGCTTATTACAAAGTCGCTTATCCACACGTACGGCTTTAAATTTTAGTCGTTCTTGTTAGTTACTTCGATGGCTAGTCTTCAACTACGACAAAAACTCAGCTTATTTACTCTTAAACTAGAGCCAAGTATGATCTGAGAGCCGCTCACTCACTTAGCTCGTACAAAGGCAGAGATTTTAACCTTTTCCAAAAGACCTAGCATGGGACACTTGTAGCTGTAAACAGAGGTATGCTAGGTTCTGGAGCCGTAGACGAGGCACGATCTCGCAACCCCAAGTTTGGAAAACTTGTGCTCTACCAATTGAGCTACTACGGCAGATAAAATTGTTGATCATATTAAATCACACAATTAATCTTGAGATATAAAGTTCGAAAACAACGCCGCTTCTTCTGGATTACTACAAGTAAGTCTCAAATTGTGTCCATCATTCTTTAGCAACGCCCACAGTGCAATGTATTGTGAAAAAGTAGATTTTAGATTATATCTATCACCATGCAGGGATTCTAGATATACATCACCGGAGCACTGTTTAACAGCATCTCTAAATAAATCAAAGTCTTCAACTCTATTTAATTTCATAAAAACACCTTCTTTGATAATATTACAGAATGTATTCTATTAATTAGATTATTAACTTATCTAAGTGGCAACTCTAAAAATAGGGTTTGGAGACGGGCACCAATCCCTATAAACTTGTTGCCAAAGTTTTGTTCAATGCCATCCCGCGGGTTCCGTTACGCGTTCTATACGGCGTCTCCGATTGTACACTCGGTGAGGACTATCGACCGTTTCCTCCCATCCCGTTTCCGGCCTTGGTGGGCAAGGTAGGACTTGAACCTACAACCGCATTAAGCACCTGATTTACAGTCAGGGGCGATACCAATTACGCTGTACTTGCCCATATTGGTGGACCAGACGTGAGTCGAACACGCGACCTTCTGAGTGCAAATCAGATATTCTCCCAACTGAACTACTGGCCCATATGGCGACTCCGACGGGGCTCGAACCCGTGACCTCTAGAGTGACAGTCTAGTATTCTAACCAAAACTGAACTACGGAGCCATATTGGTCTTCCAGATAGGACTCAAACCTATGACCTACGCTTTAGAAGAGCGTTGCTCTATTCATCTGAGCTACTGGAAGATATTGAGTAGCCTAAGGGTCTCTTTCACCGTTAGTAAGTGTTATACCGCTACTCGCCTGGGTGGTTTTTTTCTACGAAGGTAACCGCCGTAACCTATGGGTTTTGCCACATCTGCGCAGATAACTAACTCGGCTGGTACTCTGTATCGGTTACGATCCGATTTCTGTGCTTTCGGGGAGCACTGACTTATCCGATTAATCGAACAGAGTTGGTTGCAGTAGGCAGGCTCAAACTGCCGCTTTTCGTTCCGCAGACGAATGTTCTTTTCAACTAAACTATACTGCCATATTTAGTGGCACTCTCGTAGCTCCCACGCTCTTTACCCTACCGATTTGAGAGGTTCGTTTGCAAAGAGTAAGGTCAACTCATCCTTTGGTGACCCGCCTGGGTAACGATCCCAGCACTCCCTGCTTAAAAGGCAGGTGCTCTACCTCTGAGCTAGCGGGTCATTTGGTAGGGGTGCCCGGTAACGATCCGAGACACGGCACTAATCTGGTGCTCTTCGGTTTATAAGACCGACGATGCTCCTTACATCACACCCCCATATTGTTGCCGACTCAGAACCACACTAGCCGACTTTAGCAACCCACGAACTTCGTTGCTTTCCATTCATTTTGTATTGTTTACATTTCAGCTTCGTTCCACTGACAACCACAATCCATACAATAACTTTCCGTAAAATGCTCGGGTACTTGTGTATTAAATCCAAACACTCTCTCAACCTCTTCTTTGCTGTAAAGGGATCCACATTCAGAACACTCCCACGCACACTCTAATTCATTCCATACAAGCTTCATAATAATTTCTCCTTATTAATTTTGTACTGTTTTGAACAATATGGATTATATCATAATTCTTTCAATTTGTCAAGTGTTATTTTCTGGAGTCTCAAACACCTTACCGTTCATTACCAGAACCGAGTTTCTGAATTCATCTACGCGGCGATCTAGAGCTTCATAATAATGATTAAGAACACGCTTCTTTGCAATCTGCTTACCGACCTCTACATTGAATTCATCCCTTTCGTCACACGTAACGACACTTCTGTACGCCGAATGCATCATATACTTTTCTTTGGGCACAACACAAAAATCTGTGTCTCTGGTCATCTTGCAAATCTTATTGTATGCATCCCATCTAGTGTTTTCGAGAACGGCTACAATCTTCTTCTCATCTTCATTAATAAAATACTTAATCATTTTCTTGTCCCTTTCATTAATTTTGTATCGTGATTATATCACATCTTTTGCAATTTGTCAAGTCCCCTTAAGACTCGTATCGATAACTCTTTCCGTCTTTCTTCCAGTCCACCAAAACATATCTTACACCATCGTCTTCATCCGGCCCCATAATAATGCCCCAAATAAAAATATCGTCCTCACCAATAAGATTAATAATCACATTATTATTGGCATCACCATTTGCAGCATCCATAACGGCAACCACAAACTCGTTAAGATCCTCACTAGACTTCATTTCATCATATGTCTTGTTCAGATAGTCCTCAAACTTAACATTGCCATCCTGATCCTTAAGCACCACATGTTCCCAATACTGTTGGTTGCACTCGATTGCGAAATAGTTTTTGCTCATAGCTTAGCTCCTTAATTAATTTTGTTTCGTTCTTTTGAACTGAGTGGATTATATCATATTATTCGTAATTTGTCAAGTGGTATTTTCAATAAATTCGTCTTCTAAAACTAAGACATTTACTTCACCGGTATATGCAGTGCATCTATCAATTGCAATTACACCATCGCCATAATAGGGATCCCAAATTGCTGTATCTCCAAATTCTTCTACCATCAGATCTGTATCATTTGCAATCGCTTCTTTCAGAGCGTCAATATAATGTCCATAGCTGCAATGCCAGTGCCCACATATAATCGTCTTCCCAGGCTCAACGAAACCCCTTCTAGCCATATCCATACCATTAAGCCATCTAGCTTGCTCCCACTCCGAAAAATGTGCAGAACGCCAATCTGGATTAAATTCAAACTTTCTATTCTTTGTATAATATGCCGGTAGATCGTCTTTACAAATCACTGGAATCCAACCGTGTGCAAAAACATAATTCTTCGTTTCGAAATAATTAATGGTCTTATTCCACAATGGTTTCATCTTCTCGTGCACAACCAAACAGGCATCCATAAAATTCTCTGCATGTGGTGCAAGATCGATGATGGACTTTGCTGTACCATTACTCCAATCATGTCTTGCAGGATAGCCACGAATAATACACTCTTCCATCAATGATTCATGATTACCTTTTATATAGATTAGCTTATCCTTTTCCAACATATCATTAACAAAGTTATATACCTGCAAGGATTCATCCATTCTATCAAACAAATCTCCACACACAACAATCTTATGACTAGGATTATTTTCGTCAAATCCAGCATCGTTTAACGCCTTCATCCATGGAGTATATGCGCTATGGATATCCGAACATGCGAATAAAATACACTTATTCCCCATCTTCATACCTCATCATTTCTTCTCGTGCTTCTTCACGACTTCTGATGCTTTCCTCTTTATCTTCAAAAAGCTTGCCATCATATAGGCATTCTCGTGCCTTATTAGCCATATCGACCAATTCATCCACTAGACCTTTTAAATCTTTTACATTATGACAGCCATCATAATCCATACCAATTGCCCAGATGTGCCAAAGCCATTCATCTACACAGTTTGGTTCACACACAATATTTTTAAATTCTTTATCATACCAATGTTTCATATTATTTCTCCTTTAAATGCTGTCCACAATGCTGACAATAAACATGATCTTTCCCATAATAGAATACATCATACATCCACTCATTGTTGCCAATCATCTCAAGACATCTTGGACAATAAACCCAGTCCGACTCATCGTCTCCGTCACTCTTAATTGCCATAGCGATTTGCTTCTTATCGCTATCTCTCAAGCTCATAAACAAATCGTTAATAGCATTTGCCATAATACCTCTTTCTGTATTACTTCCTTCTTTATAATACAAATTACGATACCAGTTAAGAATTTCCATGTGATCAGTTATATTATCCTCTATAACCTCTTCTACAAAATCATTCTCATACATATTCTCAACCCCAAAACTTTCTTTTTAGTTCAGATTCGCTTCCATCGTCTAGCAGTTCACTTTCCCAATCGCAATAACATTCATCGCAGTGTCTAATTAACGACATATCATTATGCTTATTAGGGCCATCATAGTATACCTCTAACGCTGCACCGCATTCAGGACAGTTTAACTGCACATACTTGCGTATAGTAGGTGTAAAATTGCCATCCCAATTTTCATTCAAAAAATCCATAACATATTCATAACACCATCCGCCAGAACCGTTAATATCTGTTATGTCCTTTAGTAGTTCCCACGCATTTTCCTTAGTTCTTGCATAACCAATTAGCCAATCACTATCTCCGCACTGTTCGCAGTGTAGGTATTCGTAATCGAGTTCGTGGTCGCTTGTATATAGACTACCTAAATGTCCTTCATAAATATACATAGGCTCACTCCTTAATATACTTCTTTATTATTTCAATCGACGCAAAAATATCTGAATGATTCATTTTTGAAATTTGATCTAAAAAATCCTTGTTTACTACAAATGCTTCTCTATTTAAATTACCTGCCATGCAGCAATCAGCATTAATACATTCGTAGTCTGTGTTGCCATGCAATAAAGTATTATCTGTATCAAGTGAATTACCACCAAAAGGTACTCTAATAATTTCCTCTCTTTGTCCAGTCCACGACCAACCACAACTAAAACACTTCTTCTGAGTAATTGGAGGATTACAAGCGAGCATCAAATCCTGTAAGTCATGTCCACACTTCGGACAAGTTTCAATAATAATTGCCATGCATTATCACCTCACAAAGTATTACACCCAATTAATAGTATAAGAATCGTCAAAAATTACAATACCATATCCATTTTGCTCTAAATACCTCTTGACATAAGGGTGTATTTCACCGGCAATCGTAACAGAAAACAACCCATTAAATGCAGTATTATATATATGTTTTTCTATTTCTTCAAATTGCCTCAATATCATACCTGTTTCTTCTTGTGCAATTCGTCTTGCTTCATTAGCTGTTATCATTTTTTATACCTCTTAATTACAATTCTTCAATAATCTCTGCAATCATACTGATAATATTCTCCAATACATCCTTACTACAGCTCTGCAAACTAATATAGTCAGGTGTCGCCACAACGATATTGTCTGGAAATTTAGACTTAATAATCTCGAACCAACGCTTCATTTCATCTAAATGCACATCGTCAAAATTAAAACCAACTACAATGGCCTCTGTTGGATGTGGCTCTAATTTTTCAATTCTTGTTACCATATTATCTATCATAATTCACCTCTAAAAACATTAATCCCGTTCTTCCATTGTATACTTACAAATACCGTTGATGTTTGCACCGCATGTTGTAAACTGACATTCTTCGTTTTCAATGCCAGAAGTTATTTCTACCTTTGCCCAATACTCACAACATTGCTCCCAAGTAATAAACCCATATCTACAAAGATAATCTGCAAGATTAAAAGTTGCATTTTGTCTTGAAGCCACCTCACGCCTCACACAAGGTTTATCCGGATAGTCGTCACGATCACGAAACATATAATACGCTTCCACAGATCTGTCAAGCATTTTTATAATAGTATCTTTTTCAACCTTTGTCATAACTTTCACCTTCTAGCCAACATAAACTACAATAGCTTTACAGAACTCTGTCTCTTCAATTTTCTGGTCGATCATCTTATAATAATCTTCATCTGATAGATTCTTGTATTCGTCTTCGTCACATAAATCATCAATCAGCTTATCTCTATAATCGTCTTCGTCTATCCACAAATCATTATATAAAGTCAAAATTTCAATTGATGGCTTTCTAGTATAAGCCATACTATAACACCAATCTCCACACCAAGATTCTTCTCCACAAAAGATTAATAGTGGCAAATCTGGATTTTCTACAATTAGCTTTCTCAATTCAGATGTATCATCCATCGAACAGCTAAACTTGTTATTGTCAATAATCATATATTTTTACCTCTTAAAAATATTGGTTTAAATCATCTAATTCATATGATTTTTTAAAAATCACATAATTCTCTTGATTTTTGCATCTTAAATCACAAAATTCCTATTTTATAAAATTAAACTTTTACTGCACCTTGACAGTTATCTCATTTGACAAATCTTTTGCCGCTAAAATAATTTTTGCTACACTTTCATCCAAAACGTATTCATCTTGCATCAAAGCCTTTGCAAGATTCACACTAAAATAAATTATTGTATTTTCATCATCTTTACGAACACCAAAACCGTCTTTTAACATTCTACTATATGCACTTTCAAATTCATCTAAAACTTTTCTTGTATTCTCAAACATTTGCTGCTTCTCCTTTAAATTTTTCTCCACAAACCGGACAATACTTTATATTTATAATATCCTGTGAGACGAATCCATCCATTTCGTCACAGTAGCATCTCACTCTTAACATTCCTTGTTTGTTCATAGACATCTCGATGCCACTATAATCAAATGTGCTGTTAAGTAATATAAAATCATTATGATTAGCATTGCAATATTTACACATACTAACACTCCTTTAGTTCATCCAAT